TCGAGCATGACCATCATCACAGTCGGTGAGATTACTTTTGACTCGAACGCTTCCTTGACGAGCATTGCCCAGTCACCGGCATCGAGTCCGTAGGCTTTGTAGTCCATCTCAGCCATAAAGATGTTGTCAGCGTAGTAAGGCAGAATCTCTGCCAATGATTTATTTGTCCAGTTAAACACTAAATGTGCCTCCTAAATTAGGTTGGCACACTACAATTAGTAATGATGCCAACAGCTTGATTGTTGGTATCCACGCCGTCTAGGGGTTCCGATCTCTAGGCGGCATTTCTTATTCTGTTATGTCTTTACAGTAGCACCTTAAAAGTATTCTGCCTCTGATTCCAGCAGGTCTTTTGTAAAGTCATCGTTGAGTAGCCACCAGCCACCATGCCCAAAGATAGGCACTTCTAGTGGGTTCTCATGGTTTCTTAGCTTCCAGCCCAGCTTACGACCTAGCTCGGCGAACTCGGCGTTAGACTCTAGCCTTGAGTTAGCATCGGCACACAGGGGAACAATGTTGCTTGGGACATCTCTAGCTGAGCTGCCACCCATGCCCCGATTCTGTCGGTGGTGAGGAATCAGGTCATCCCCTGTCGAGCCACAATGCCAACAGCCTAAGTCACGCTCTAGGTATTTCTGGAATTGTTTTTTAGTCATCGAACGGATCGTAAATCTTGGCTGGCATCTCTCCAGGTTGAAAGCCAATAGCGATTGTAGTTTCTGATACGCCACCATTGACAGCCTCAACTATGTCGGTGTTGTCGGTGTTGTCGGTTTGACAGGTGTGATTACGCCGCCATTCACGAACAAGCGTGGCTGGCTTAGGTTCGTCAGTCTTGAATTTTGCCCCACATGAGCAGGTTTCCGCTATCACTCGATAAGGCTACCAGCTAGGCGTGCCGCCATTGGAGTTCGACATTCTTGCTCATTACAGCCATCATGGTTGCTTGGTCTGACAGGGTTTTCATCTTGGTCTTGATGCGGTTGTATTCAGCCCTAGCTAGGTCAGCCTTGAGCTTTTCCTCTACTGCTTGCAACTTAGCCACAGCCTGTCGGTCTGCCACAGTCCCTGAGTTGTTGATAAAGGCTAGTGAGATAGCTCGGTCATACGCCGAGTCTGCATCTGCCAGCTTGCACTCAGCATCGTAGAGAGCGTTAGCTCCCTTGTCCATCTCTCTCGTCAGCCTTTGTAGTTCCTCGACTATGTGGCCTGGTGTAATAATTTCCATTTTTTAGTCTTGTTGCCCTCTCTCTTTGTACTTGCCAAATGTTGCTTACTAGGTCAAACTCATTCAGCATAAATTGTTCTTGTAGGCACTCTTGAGTTTCAAGAATTGAGGCTATCAGAATCCTCTTTGCTTGTGAGTCCATTAGCTATTGCCTTGATCTTGTCGAGAGTTGCGGTTGATGCTCCACCTGTTTTGGCTTCGCTATACAACAATCGTAAACCCTCGATGTCACTCCCTAACGCTTCGGACATTGCCAACCAATCTTTAGCAGTTGCCTTTGGTCTTGCATCTCTAGCAACCTTTTCCATTTCTTCTCGGCTGGCTCTTTTGTTTCCTGAATAGTTTGCGTTGGCTAATGCTCTACCGATGCTGCTGGTTTCACAGACCTCTAGTGCCGATGTTGCTTGTGGCCCTTTGTTAGAGTCCACCTCGAACGCTAGACCTGTTGCCTTTGGTAAGTTCTTTTCTTGATCCTCAGCGGTTAGGTAGATGTAGCTCTTAGTGACCCAAGTGCCAGCCTGTCGGTCTTGCGCTGTGGTGATGTTGTCGGTGATGATTCTGCCGTCTTTGTAATCCTTGTAGAAACGCTTGATGCGTTGCTCTACCGGCTCATAATCATTGAGGTTGAAGTGTGCCATTTACTTTGCCCTTTCGTGGTGTAGGTAGGGTGCGCCACCAGCTCTTGATCTAAGACTGAGCAGATGCTCGCCGTAGATTAGACCTCGCTTTGCCCCATCCATTGCTTGTATAACTCTAGCCTTTAGCTCTGTCATTTTGGCGTTAGCCTTCTCGAAGTCTGTGACCGAGTTTATGTAGTGCATACCCAAGTCATCAAGGTCAACCTCGCTGTCTGAGATACCAGGCGATAAGGCTCTGACTGTTTCTAGTGTCGAGTTGCTTCCATCCCAGTAAGGCATTTTCATGTCTAGGCAAGCCTGACGGAATCTAACAGCAGCATCCCAAAGTGTTTCAGCCTCGAACTCATCCCACTCAATGTCAAACTCCATGTAGCTCGACCCTGCGAGTGCAACTAACTTAGCTTGCTTGATACCGAATACTCTCATGTACCAAAGCACTTGTGCGCGGTAAGCCTGTGGAACACCTGACCAGTAGTCGCGCGAGAACTTGACCTCGACAATTCCCCACTCACCATCAGCGGTTTTGTAAAGTCCATCGGGGTTAGACCTAGCCCAAGGGTTTTCTTTGTTTGCCCATGTTCCTGTTTCGTAGATTTCTAGTTCAGGGTGTTCGTCAGCGAACAAGTCGAGTATCGGTGCTTCAAGTTTTGTACCGAGCTTCATACTCATGTTGGGTGTTACCTCGTCAGGAATCTGTCCTGTCTTTTTTGCCCACTTGGTGATTGCTGATTCCCAAGCACTTAGTCCGGTGATAGCTGCAATGTCTGAGCCACCAACTGCACCTGGTTCGTTGCGTAGATCGTGCCACTCTTGACTGCCGTTGGCAAAGTCACCGAGTAGGACTGCATCAAATAACTCGTTAGTTTCGGCTGGTAATTTATTTACTGGCAAGGTTTCCCTCTCTTTTCCTTGTCGCAAGGCCACGCTAACTCTCTCGGCGTGGCTTTGCTATTTAGTGTGTCTTTACTCTAATGTGAGCCTATGACATTACGCCAGATTGAACGCAAATATATTGAGCTGCAGGAAGCAATAAGAAACAATGATGGCGTTGATTGTAGCCAAGTCCCAGAGGTGTTTTTCCCAGAGGATGAGCATGACCCAGCAACTCGAAAGTCAATGGTGCAGGTAGCAAAAGAAGTATGCGCTGATTGCCCTGTAAGACTGAGGTGCTTTGACTATGCGTTATCGGCAGGGATGCAAGGCATCTGGGGTGGAACTACTGCTGAGGAACGACAGAAGCTAAGAGCTTAGTCCTCGTTGCTTGGCACATTACGGATAGCAAGAGCTGATCCTGTAACAGTCAAGATTGCGGCAAAGACATTCAGTAGCGGTGAGGCAAGTTCCTCAGACAAGATACCGATAGCGACCAATAGTGGAACGATTGCGGCAATAACTCCGTAAATCCATTTACGAGTTTCAGGTGTTGGGTTTAGCATTTGTAGCCTTTCATCTTGTCTTATCAGTTTACCCAACCGAATAAACGCTATCCAGCCAGAAATTGAGGGGCTGTGAGGCTCGTAGAGGGCTTGGCAGGTCTTAGCCTAAGTGATTCCCTTGCCAAAGCCCAAAGGCCGTCTATGAGGCTTACAGGGCTTTATAGGGCAATACCTATGGAAGTCTGCCCCAAGTAACCCAGCCAACCACGCCATCTACCTTGATGCCCTGCTCACGCTGAAACTGCCTGACTCTGGCATCGGTGATTGGGCCAAAGATGCCGTCAGCCTTGATACCCAGAACGCTCTGAAGGTACTTGACATTCGAGCCTGTTGATCCACGCTTCAAGAATCTAAATAGTCTTGGCTTGTTGCTGGCTGGTGGTGGGGTTGGAATGACCGGTGCGACAGGTGCGACTGCCTGAGATGCTCTGCGGTTACACTCGGCAACGATGTAGTCAAGCTGTGAAAGGATAAATGGCCCAGGGCAAGCGGTGGATGAATACTGCTGATGCCAAGCGATAAAGAACTCGCTCTGTACCTGAGTCTTGATGTTCTTAGCAAAGCCTCGGTTAGCTCTTGGAGAGATGCTGGCATGAAAGATAATGACATCTATCAAAGCCTCGATAGCAGCAGATGACACAGGCCAATCGCCACCGACAGATGAGTTGTCAATCTCGAAGGTCACAGCACTAGGGTCAGGCTGACCACCTGTTGAGTAAGGTCTGCGCTCAGGGTTTACGATTCCTGTTACAGCACCTGAGTTTGAGATGTGATAGGTCGGGTGAGAGTTTCTTGAGTTCTTGTTGGCAACATAGTTCAGGCCATTAGTTCCTGCCACATGGTGAATGACTACTCCGTTGATGGCTTGCCCATTACGAGAGCCACCGAATCCGTTGTCTTGTATTCCTGCAACCTTTGGATACCAGCTCATTATTTTCCTATCACTGTTAGTAGTAAACCGATTATTGAAACTATTGCGGCTGTCAAGCCTGTGTAAGCGACTCGCTCAATCCAAGCAAGTCTGGCAAGGGTGAGTTCTACTTCTCTGATTCT